CTCGTTAGTGTGGTCACCGGCGCAATGACAGGTGCTTTCGCAGTATGGATGGGACATGAAAAATGAAATATGATAGAGATAAACTAATGGATAAACTTGTAGCACATGAGGGTTTACGCCTTCAAGTGTACAAGGACACACTTGGTATTGATACGATTGGTATTGGTAGGAATCTTCAGGACCGTGGCATCTCTAAAGAAGAGTTGGATGAGTTGGATATTCCCAGTATTGACCATGTATATGAATATGGTATTACTGAGGCAGATGCTATGTTTCTGGCACAGAATGACGTACAGATTGTCGAAGAGGAACTTCTCCGTGCGCATCCTTGCGTAGAGAAGCTGGACGCTGTACGTCAGCTTATCCTGGTAGACATGGCATTTAATCTGGGAGTGCCACGTCTATCCAAGTTCAAAAAAATGTGGGCGGGTATACACGAAGAAAAATTTGACGTTGCAGCAAAAGAAATGCTTGACAGCAGGTGGGCAAATCAGGTAAAATCACGGGCAACAAAACTCGCACATGCTATGCATCACGGAGAGTTTAATGGCTAGACAACTGACAGGTAAGCAACAAGTGTTTCTTGATGTACTGTTTGATGAGGCAGGTGGCAACATGGCTACGGCTAAAAAACTTGCAGGGTATTCTGAGACAAGTTCTACCACAGAGATTGTCAAAGGATTGAAAGAAGAAATCCTTGAGGCCACACAAATGTATATGGCACGTAATGCACCCAAAGCTGCGATGGCAATGACCGGCGCACTGTATGACCCAACTGAACTTGGCATCCGTGATAAGATGGTTGCAGCCAAGGAACTTCTTGACCGTGTAGGTCTTGTGAAGACAGAGAAGATGCAAGTCGAGGCATCGGGTGGTGTTATGCTTATGCCCCCAAAAGCTGCAATAGAAGATGATGAAGTTCATTGATTGGAACGCTGGTATCAAGGAGGGACGCAAGAATGACATGTGTCCAAATTGTTTTACCAAAAACATGAGAAGACAAGGGCGCAAGAGGCGCATCTGCAGAGATTGTGGAACAGTATTTGCTAGGCCAGTAGAGAATGAGCAGAACAGCAGGAAAATGGAAGCTACCGCAGCCCACTGATTTAAAAGATGAGGACGAGTGGGTTCCGGTCCCACGCATAGCAAGAACAATACCGTTTGGTTACGAGGCAGATGAGAGTGACCCCGACATACTCCTGCCAGTATCTACAGAGTTAGACTTACTTGAGACTGCACGAAAACATGTGAAACAATATTCATACAGGGAGGTGGCAAATTGGCTGTCTGCAAATTCTGGAAGATACATATCACATGTTGGGCTACGTAAAAGATTAGAACATGAGCGACAGCGTAAGAACCAAGCTGCAAGCCTCCGCAAGTGGGCAGACTATGCGGAAAAGGCAATTGCCAAAGCGAAAGAAATCGAAGAAACAAGGCTTGGCGCAAAGCGCAAAAAAGCAACAGCCTGAGATAAAAGAAGTTACACGTGAAACATCTAGCATTGAAGAACATGCTAATGTTTTGTTTAAGCCAAACGAAGGGCCACAGACAGAGTTTCTAGCGGCTAGTGAGCGAGAGGTTTTGTATGGCGGCAGTGCCGGTGGTGGTAAGAGTTATGCCATGCTGGCTGACCCCCTTCGTTACATGGGGCATCCCCAGTTTAGTGGATTGCTTCTTCGACATACAACGGAAGAACTGCGAGAACTTATATTTAAGTCGCAGGAGTTGTACCCAAAAATTTGGCCCGGTATCAAGTGGTCAGAACGGAAGATGCAGTGGACTGCGCCATCTGGTGCAAGGTTGTGGATGTCCTACCTAGACAGGGATGAGGATGTCTTGCGTTATCAGGGTCTAGCGTTTAGCTGGATAGGCTTTGACGAACTGACACAATGGGCCACACCATATGCATGGAACTACATGCGAAGTCGTCTACGGTCCACTGCACCAGACTTGCCTATCTTTATGAGGGCTACAACTAACCCCGGTGGTCGGGGTCATGGTTGGGTTAAGAAGATGTTCATTGACCCCGCCCCATATAATAGAGCGTTTGATGCAACCGATATTGAAACAGGAGAGGCACTTAAATATCCCGCCGGGCATAGCAAAGCAGGAAAACCTCTATTTAAAAGACGATTTATCCCAGCAAGACTTTCTGATAACCCATACCTTGCGGACGCAGGTGATTACGAAGCCATGCTTCTTTCGCTTCCTGAACAGCAACGTAGGCAGCTTCTTGAGGGTGATTGGGACATCAAAGAAGGCGCGGCGTTTACTGAGTTTAATAGGGATGTGCATGTTGTGGAGCCTTTCCGTATCCCTAGCAACTGGGTCAAGTTTCGTGCATGTGACTACGGTTACGGGAGTTATTCTGGCGTTCTTTGGTTTGCAGTTGCGCCTGACGAGCAACTCATTGTATATCGAGAACTATACGTCAGCAAAGTCCTCGCCACAGACTTGGCTGATATGATAATGGATTTGGAAGCGGAAGATGGAAATATTAAGTATGGTGTTTTGGACAGTAGTCTTTGGCACAAGCGTGGTGATACTGGTCCTTCTCTTGCGGAGCAAATGATTGGCAGGGGATGTCGTTGGCGTCCATCAGACAGAAGTCGAGGCAGTCGGGTGGCGGGTAAAAATGAACTTCACCGCCGTTTACAGACAGACGAATTTACAGAGGCACCTAGACTTGTATTTTTTAATAGTTGCACAAATGTTGTCAGTCAGTTGCCCTCTATTCCTCTGGACAAAAGAAATCCAGAAGATGTAGATACAAAGTCAGAGGACCACTTGTATGATGCTTTACGATACGGTATTATGTCCAGACCCAGGTTCTCTATTTTCGACTACGACCCGCACGGCAGACCATCGTCAGGTATGAAAGTAGCTGACTCTACGTTTGGATATTAATATGGAAATTATTTGGTCTTTGATATTGACGGTGTGCTTAGATAGTCAGACATGTGTTGAACAATCTGTTCAATGGTTTGATAAAAAACCACAGTGTATTGAAGCAAAGTCTATACATGAGGATATACCACAAGATGGTGGATGGAAGTCCGTCAATTATAAATGCATCGTAGTAGGAGCAAAGGAAGTATAATGGCTGAAGAAGAAATCCCTATGGAAACAGATGCTATCTCGCTAGAAGACAGTGATGATACAAATGTTACTGACGTTGAAATCTCATCTCTGATAGCCCATGTCCATGACTCGTACAAACGAGCAGAAGATTATCGTTATCAAGACGAAGAGAGATGGACACGTGCCTATAGGAACTATAGAGGCTTGTATGGTCCTGACGTGCAGTTTACAGAGGCTGAAAAGTCTCGTGTGTTTATTAAGGTAACAAAAACTAAAACACTGGCTGCATACGGTCAGATTGTTGATGTTTTGTTTGCTAACAATAGATTTCCACTTTCTATTGAGCCAACAGAACTACCAGAGGGTGTGGTAGCAGATGTAAATTTTGACCCGCAAAAACCTTCGCAGCCACAAGACCTAATGGAAAGTCCATATGGTTTTGAAGGTGATGGACGAGATATTCCACGGGGTGCCACACAAAAGACACTCATGGATATGTTGGGTCCACTAGATGAAAAACTATCTGACCTAGAAAACTTGGAAGAGGGTCCGGGTAAAACTCCGACAGCGATAACTTTTAGTCCTGCAATGATTGCTGCAAAGTCAATGCAGAAAAAAATTCACGACCAGCTAGAGGAATCAGGTGCGAACAAACATCTCCGTAGCACAGCGTTTGAAATGTCTTTGTTTGGCACAGGGGTAATTAAAGGACCATTTGCTATTGACAAAGAGTATCCTAACTGGAATGATGAGGGAGACTACGACCCACTCTTCAAAACAATTCCACAAGTGTCGCATGTATCTGTTTGGAACTTTTATCCCGACCCAGACGCAAACAACATGGATGAAGCGCAGTTTGTTATTGAGCGTCATAAGATGTCGCGCACACAGCTTCGTTCGCTGAAACGTCGCCCATATTTTAGGGGCCAAGTTATTGATGGCGTTATTAGCATGGGTGAAAACTATACCAAGAAGTATTGGGAAGATGACCTTGCTGACTATGCACCAGAGCATGGCATTGATAGATTTGAAGTTCTGGAGTATTGGGGTACTATCGACACAAGTATGTTGGAAGACAACGACGTTGATATCCCAGAAGAACTAAAAGAGTTTGACGAACTGCAAGCAAACATCTGGGTCTGCAATGACCGACTGCTGCGCGTTGTTCTCAATCCTTTCAAGCCAGCAAAAATACCATATCATGCCTCGCCGTATGAACTCAATCCGTATAGCTTTTTTGGTGTAGGCATTGCAGAGAACATGGACGACACGCAGACGCTGATGAATGGTTTCATGCGTATGGCTGTAGACAACGCTGTACTGTCAGGCAATCTGATTGTAGAAGTGGACGAGACTAATCTCGTGCCGGGACAAGACCTGTCGTTATATCCGGGTAAGGTCTTCCGTCGTCAGGGTGGCGCACCGGGCCAAGCTATTTTTGGCACAAAGTTTCCAAATGTGTCATCTGAAAATATGATGTTGTTTGATAAGGCGCGGGTGCTGGCAGACGAAAGCACGGGCTTCCCGTCGTATGCACATGGACAAACAGGTGTGCAGGGCGTGGGGCGAACAGCCAGTGGTATTTCTATGCTAATGAATGCCGCCGCTGGTGGTACAAAGAGTGTCATCAAAAACGTGGATGACTATCTTCTACGTCCGCTTGGCGAAGGTTTCTTCCGCTTCAACATGCAGTTTGACTTTGACCCTGATATAAAAGGCGACCTTGAGGTAAAAGCACGAGGCACAGAAAGTCTCATGGCTAATGAGGTTCGTAGTCAGAGACTTATGCAATTCCTTGGTGTGGCAAGTAACCCTGCTTTGGCACCATTTGCTAAGTTTCAATATATTATTCGTGAGATTGCAAAATCACTTGACCTTGACCCCGACAAGGTTACTAACAATATGGATGAGGCTGCTCTTCAAGCTGAACTTCTCAAGGGATTTCAAGCCCCAGCAGAAACTCAGCAACAACCGGCTGGTACTGACCCGACAGACCCAACTGGTGCAGGGGGTGGCACAATTGGTGTAGGACAAGCACCTGTGCCGGGTGAGCAAGGATTTAGTGCAAATGGACAAGGAACTACTCAGCAAGTTGAAGCCGCTGGTGAACAGCAAGCAGTGGCCCCACTTCAGTAATTATATAGAGAGTTTAATTACTATTCAACAAAAGTCATTGGAACAAGCAGACAATGAAATCTTATTGTATCGTTCACAGGGAGCAATAGCCGTGTTGAAAAAGATGCAGCAGCTAAAGAAAGATGTGGTGACATAAAATGTCAATATTTAAAAAACACTCTCGTAAAGATGTTGTTCGCGCAATTGAGGCGCATGAGGTAGGTCCGTACAAGGATACTAAAGAGGGCTGGCCTTATATCTTTACGGGTGTATCTAGGAGGAAAGACCCATCATCTGCTTTTGGTCCTAGACAAATAACTTACTCTACTGTCAAAAACGCTGTTGCAAATTACAAAGATAGGGGGAATAAACTTTCTCCTGAATTACAAGCATACGCTGACAAACTTATTGCACAAGGAATGAACAAAGTAAACTTAGACAAAGGAGCAGCAAAGTTTTACAGTGATGCGGGTATAGGTGTTGAGCGAGAAGCAACAGCAGAAGATAGAGCATCCTTTGGTTCTTTTGGCACTGGTTTTATTCCTAGAGAGGACCACGAAAAATACTATGACGAAATTGCCGATATTGTGTTTGATGAAAAACTTAAAGAAGCTGAAGCACTTGGTGTAACAGATGTTAATGGTTTTTTGCGTGTTTATCATGGCAGCAAAAACCCTGAGAACAATTTAGATTATCAAGATAAAGTCAATAGATATTTAGAAGACCCAAGTTTAATAGACCGCAAGCCCGGTCTTTTTGGTATGGGCATGGTTATACCAGGAACAAGGATTGGCTTCAACGAAGGTGGAGATGTTTCAATGCAGAAACAAATGGAACTATTTGATGAGGGTGGCCTCATGGATGAAGGAGGGACAACGGACCCAGTATCAGGCAATGATGTCCCAGTAGGCTCCCTACAAAAAGAAGTGCGTGATGATGTACCTGCCCAACTAAGTGAGGGCGAGTTTGTTATGCCAGCCGACGTTGTTCGCTATCATGGTCTGGACAAAATGATGGCACTACGGGATGAGGCAAAGGCTGGCCTTGCACGTATGGAAGCGATGGGACAGATGGGTAACGCAGACGAAGCTACAATTCCTGATGGCATTCCGTTCAACATGGATGATTTGATTATGGATGACGAGCCTGTTGAGATGCAGGTTGGTGGTTTTATTCAACCAACAGGATTTGCTCAAATTCAACAAACCGCGCCAATACAACAACGCTTTTCAAGTCCATATGCTATTTTGCCGCCACCTCAACAAACACAAACACCACTTACTGCAGAGCAACTTGTGCCTCGCATTGAAACAGAATTTAGAACGTATGTTAATGCACAAGGTCAGACGTTACAAATACCGTTTATTAATGGTCAGCCTGTTTATCCAATCCCACCGGGTTACACATTACAATTAATATCTGGACCACAAGAACCAGTACAACAACCTGCAGAGGCTCCGGCACAACCCGTGCAACAAGATGACCCATCAGATGAGCCAAGCACTGCACCAGCAGCAACTGCAGTATTTGGTGGCACAGTTTCAGATGGTCGTATATTTGGTGGCACTACTTATGAAGTGTCTTATGACTCCAGCGGAACTTCTATGCCAGGACTACTTGGAGCCTTGACAGGACGAATGGACCGTGTTACACTTACACGTGATGGTAAACAAGCAACCATGTCACGGGATTTGTATAATCGACTAAAAGAAGATAGAACAAGCTCTGAAACCACACAAATTATTAATCAGCTATTTAATTACACTGATGCAGCTAATCAAGCAATTAATCAGTCAGCAGGATTAGACAGAGGGTTCTTGGGTTTTGGCGGCAATCGAAAAGAACTGGAAAGTAATGCTGCTCGTGAAATATACGAAGACTTAGGCTTAGAATATAAAAATCAACCATTGTCTGAAGCACTAATGGTGCAAGCAGAGACAGAGAGAGAAGAGGCCACAACGGCACAACCAACAGTAAGACCAACTCCATCAGACATTGATTACGAAGGCGTAGTCGCAGGTGAAGCTGCACGTATGGCAGCACCAAGAACTGCCGATGGTATTGGGACTGGTCCGTTGCCAAGTGCTACACTTACAAATACCAGCACCGGCACCGTGAATATGGAAGGGGGTTCGCGTAGCACACCGATAGGCACTGGTCGTGATGCAACAGAAGGTGACATTGCTAGACTGTTTGGACAAGAAACAACAGCCTCTGGTACAAGCTTTGACCCAATGGGGATTGGTTTCCCTGTAGGCACTCGTCTTACTGGGCCGGAGGAACGTCTGTCTGATTCAATGCGCATGGAACGCCTTGATGCGCCAACAACAACAGTGCAAAACATTTCAGAAGTTCCAGTTATTACTGTAGCAAATATGGGTGGTGCGTTTAGAGATGCTGAAGGTCGGCGTTCTAATCGTTATGCACAAATTGGGGATGATTTATTTAGGTTTAAAAGAGATGGAACACTGGCTTCTGAACCCGCTAGAAATTTAGATACTCTTGCAATTCGTAATGACGGCAGTAGTGTTATGAGTAGAACAACATCTCTTATAGAACGCCCTGTAGAAATGTCAACTCCAATGGCACGTCCAACAGATTTTGAACGAGAAATTGGTATGCGTCTTACTCCTGCTCAAGAAAGAATACTTCAAGACGAAAGACGTATGCAACAACGACAGACTACACCTCTTACATCTTTTGAAGTTCAAGCTATGGCAGACCGCGATGATAGTCCTTCCCTTACTCCAGATGAGATTGATGCTATGGCAGACCGCGACTTTAGCGATGCGCGTCAGGCAGAAATTGACAGAGAACGTGCAGAGGCAATCATTGCAGAGGAAAGTCGCCGTCAACAAAGTCAAACAGATACAGATGAAGCTGACAGAGTTTCTGCAAGAGAAGGTCGTAGTAACATTGTAACAGATAGTTCTGGTCGCCCCGTTACTAGTCGCGGCACAGGTCGTGCGGTGACAACAGCCAGAGGTCAGGAACTTCGTGAAAGTGGTTCTTCGGGTGACGCTGCTATTGAGCGTCAAGCTGGTGCTATGCGTAGGGAAGCAGACCGTAGGGAAGAAGA